CTGTAATTTTGTCGGCCATAACTGAATCAAATTCTTTATTTGCATTTACATTATCGCCATCTTTTAAATTTTTAATTACATTTTCTACTGACATATTATCCTCACTTGTTTATGCAGGAGAAGGTTCTAATTCCTTCTTCTTTTGCATCATGTTTTTAATCTTATCTCTTAAAGCAGCTACTTTACTGCCTCCCTCACCTTCACGGTCTTTGAGCTTTTTAAGAGCCTCACGCTCCTTTTTAATTACAGCTTGTGCCTTAGCTAACCTTTCAGCATCTTTACGCTTTTGTGTTATCTTGGCAGCTTTCCTATCAGCTGCATCAGCCTTACCCTTTGCTGTAAACTTTTCTTTACCCTTTTTAATTGCAGCTTTACCTGCAGCTTTGGCACCTTTGGCTGCTAATTTACCAGCACCTTTTGCTACAGCCTTTACACCTTTTGCAATGGCACCAAAAACACCTTCGACTATTTCCAACTCTTGATAATCAAGTGTTTCTAATAAGGCATCAAAGTCCTCTTCGGACATCTCATATAACAGATTTTCTAATTCAACCTGTTCGTTAAAGTGTGTTTTAAAGGCCTTCATTGTTATATTTATAATTTTTTGTTCCTTAACTACTAAAACTCTTCTTCAGAATGTGCACCAGCCTTTGTTTCGGCCTCTATTTGTTTTTCCATGTCTTTCATATCTTCTTCAGACATTCTTAAAATATTTTTAGTAACCCATTCATGTGATAGGTATTTACCTACATAATCTTGAACACTACCTAGTAAATCAAATCTTTCTCTTATCATTTCAGATTGTTTTAATTCAGAAAAGTAGTTATCTTCAATATAATCAAAGGCAATACTTTCCTTCCAACTTTTCCAATCCTCTTGTGTACATATTCCTTTTAACAGCAATTGTGTTTTAAGTAATTGCATGAATAGGTCAGAGAATCTTTTTCTTAACCTATCAATAAACTTTTTAAACTTAACTTCGTCTCTTGTTATCTCTGAAGCTCTACCTAATGTAAACTGTGCTTCTTGCTCTAATCTATTAACCGGTACATTGAGTGATTTGTATAATTTCTTTTGGAAATATATAATATCATCTATCTGGCCTAGGTTTTCTCCACCAGGTAATGTTGTTATTTCGGTACCTCTTCCACCTTCTCTACGAGGTAAGAAAAAGTCTTCCAACATTGACATATGTTTTCTGTCATCTTTAATGTCGCCAGTTTTAGCATCATATACCAATTTATTTCTATATTGATTCATAATACCTCTTAGGTATTCTTCAGCCTTACCTTTTGGTAAATTACCAACATCAATGTAAAATATTCTTCGCTCTGGAGCTCTTGATATTCTGTATATCACAACAGAGTCTTCCATCATTCTTAATTGATTAACTGGTTTGAGAGCTTTATGCAGATAAGATAATATTTTTTTTCTGCCTGGGTCCATCATACCAGATGTACAATATGCTATAGCATCAGGATATATTTTAACACCCTGGTCTGCAACATTTAATGATTTATCTTGATATAAAAAGTATTCGTCTACTTTTTTAATTAATTTAGCACCAGTCTTTGGGTCATTCTGTTCTTCAACTTCTTTGACCTTTCTTAATTTTGCTGGGTCTATATATCTTAATTCTTTAATTCCTTGCTTTGGTTGTTCATTATTAATAATAATGTGGTAAGGTAATCTACCATCAACATACCATTTTCTAAATATATCATGTGAATATGAATTAAAACCTAACATGGAAAGAATTGAATCAAACTCATGTTTAATGGTTTCTTTTATCTTATCTGATATTTCTAATTCATCTAAAACTAAATTAACTGGAGCCTCATTATGGTCTCCAACAATAGCTTCATTTACGATATCCTCGATTGCAGCATCGCATTCGGGCTGTGAGGAAATATCTCTATATTTCATTATTAAATCGACATCAGATTTGGCTTTATCGCCATCCATATCGATATACGCACCAAAATGTCCACCAGCTTTTATAACGCCAGCGCCATCATCTCCATCGGTACGTGGTACAAAAGAAGGCCTTAAAGGTTCTTTTCCTTTGCCTTTTCTGTTTATTTCGAATCCAAAAAATTCTGCCATATTTTCACCTCATATTATCGGAGGGGATAATTAAATCCCCTCTTCCAATATTATTTATAAACCTAAGAAGTCGTTGAAGATTCCCAGTATTGAACCTGGAATTCCATTGTGAACTCTTCTATGGTATTTTCTGAATCATAACTGACTTCAATCTCTGACATGTTTGTAGGGAATATTCCTCTAAAATCATATTTTTTAGTTACTTCACCAGCTTTATTCAATTGTTCAACAATTGCGTCTGACTGATAGTCACTTGGATTTGAAAGTCCTGTGTTTGCGTTATGACTGTTAATACCATTCATCCATCGTTCCATAGCGTTACGAACTTCGAAGCCTGTATCATTGATAATAGTAATTGACCAAGGGTCAAATGTTCTATCACCAGCAATCTGTAATTGTCTACCTCTGAAAAGTACAGGGATAGGTGCAATAACAGATGAAGGCATCTGTGCAGTTTTACACATAAATGATGTTAATTCAACATCTCCTTGTGCATAACTAGGGAAGTTCAAAGTCACTTTGAACATGTTGGCACGAGCGCCACCGCCTACTAGTTTAGATTTAAAATCATCTACTCCTAAAATTGCCATGTTTTATCTCCTATGAACCTGCTATTTCTGAGAATTCAACCCCAGTTCTAGTTGCTATGAAATTCAATGTAATGAAGTTAATGGACCTTGCAGGCTTAATGAATATGTCTGCAACAAATCTGTTAGTGTCAATGACTTGACCTGTATTATTTGTTTCATCGCAAACAACTAAAAAGTCTGTAAGACCTCTTCGTCCTTTTACATCTCTTAAGAAAGGCTCCAATAAATTTCTAAATTGTGCCCTTGTAAATTCATCATTGAATTCAAATAGTTGTGCTTTTGCAGCAGTACTAATTGCTTTTTCTAATACAATGAATAATCTTCGTACATTTATTCTGTCGAATGCTGAAGGTCTACTTAATAAAGTTTTGTCACCAAATAGTAATGTACCTTGTCCAGGTAATGATACTATTGGATTTACTCTTGCTTTATATAATGTGTCTCTATCTGCTTTCTTAGGATTAAATGCAAGTTTTGTTACTCCTAACAACTGACCTCTATTGACACCAGCTGGTGAGAACCATGCGTCTGCCACATTGTCTGTGTTAGCACATAATCCTGCGTGATGTCCTGCAGCACCAATCCATCTGTATACATCGTTATATTTGTCGTATACATATAGTGCTGTAGAATCAACTGAAGCGTAAGATGTAGATGATAAACCATCAGCGAATGCTTTCACATCTGTTGCTGGTGTTGAACTACCTACTGTGTCTTCAATTGGTGGTGATACAAAAGCCATACAATCTTTTCTTGCATTAACGATAGAAATTAAATCTTCTGCTATTGTCTCCGCGCCATCGGCGTCTGGAGTAGCAAATAATAGATTTACATCTACTGTGTCTGCATCTTCTAAAAGATCATATCCGTCTTCGATTTCACCTACTACTGGTGAGTTGTCGTCTGATCCACCTGAAAGTGAACCCTCAATTGCTGCTGTGTTAGTCGTAAATGTTGCATTGGCTGCAATAGTTTCTCCAGCATCAGATAAACTTGTATCATGACCTGCCCACCAAATATATTGAGATTGTGAATTAATCACATCCTTATAAAAGTTTGATGTACCGTCACTATTCTTAGCATCTGAACCTTGTGATACAAATGCAAATGTTTCTAATACTGATCCTGGCGTACCTGAAATAGCACCATCTTCATCAATAACAGCAACATGTAATTCATCTTTAGCAGATGATTTACCTTGATCTATTGCGTATTGTGATGTTGTTGGTTCTGAATCAAAGTTATCAGAATATGCCCAGCCACTGAAGCTAGAAATATCTGCAGATACCATTGATACTTTAATGCTATTACCTAATACTCCTGGATATTTTGCTACCCAATTTCCAACACTTAGAGCTCCAGCGTTATCATAATCATCTTCATTCTTTATCAGCTGTCCGTTTCCATCTGAAGTCGCGTTATCGTGACCAGATTTTACTCGAACTACTTTTAGTGCGTTTCCATACTTTAAGAAT